CGCGCCCCGAAGTGCGGGGCGCGGTCGCGAAACGGAGCGCGCCCCGATTGTTGGGGCGCACCGGGGCGCGGTTGACGAAACCCCAGGTCAGGACGTGGGGCGCGGTGCGGGGCGCGGTGGGGCGCGGTACCCCGACGCAACTGGGGCGCGCGCCCCCTCTCTAGAGGGGGCGCGCCCCAGCGTGAGCCCCGGCAAGACCATTCCCTCGATGGACGACTTCTGATGAAAGGCCAACCCATGACCCGCACCCGTATCGATGTCCAACTCGCTGCAGCCGCCACCCTGCTCGACCGCCTGGCATCGTCGTACCCCTCGGCGCTCGGCCACCTCGCCCGCGAGCTGCTCGTGCTCGACGGCATGCCCGACCACACCAGCGGCGCCGGTATCACCCGTGGCGCCGGCAGCGACGTCGAGGCACTCACCGCTGTCGAACGGGTCGCCGCCAGCCGGGTGCACTTCTCGACCGAGCTCGACACGTTGCGTGAGGATGCCCAGGCGGTCATCGAGATGATCGGCGCACTGGCGCACATGATCGACCGGGCCATCGGCCTACGTGCACCGATCGCTGTGTCACGGTGCCGGGATTCGCTGCCCGGCCGGGACGGCGGCATGGACTGGGGCGACCCGACCTGTGAGGAGATCCCGGCGAAGGCGGGGCTGTGCTCGGCGTGCTATCAGCGCGAGCGGCGCTGGCGCATCGGTGAGGGGCTGGCGGAGCGGGACACGGTGGCGGCGCGATGAACCTGCTCGACAAACTGCGTCACGACGCGGCCCGCCTCACTGCGCTGACCGAAGCGCAGGCGGCCAGAATTGACCGTGTGGTCGTTCAGGTCGAGCGGCTGCAAGGGCTTTACGTCGAGAAGGCGGACGAGGTCATCAGACTTCGGGACGCTGGCGACGCGCTGTGTCGCTACATCATCGACAGTGGCCCTGGGTTGCATGACGACGAATCCATTGTCGCCTACTGGATGGAAGTCCGTGGCGACGCTCCGATGAAACCTGGCCGCTGACCTGCGTCGATGTTGGACAATGAAACCAAGAACCTGTAGTCTCGGTGTAAGTCGCCCGTCGTGTGCAGCAGCACCGGCGGGCGTTGCCGTTGTCGGGGGTGGCGCAGATGCCTGGCCGGAACCGTTCCCACTACAGCGGCGACTATCAGCGCCGAGCCCGAGCGGTGCGCCAGGCAGCCAACGCCAACCCCGGCACACGCTGCTGGCGATGCGGTCGCACCCTGGCCGAGCACGGCCCCGGCGTTCGCTGGGATGCCGGCCACGTCAGGGACGGCGACCCGACATCGCCGCTGGCCGCAGAGGCGAGCAGCTGCAACCGGTCAGCCGGTGCGACTGCGGGCAACCGTCGCCGTCGAGGGCTCGAGGTGACAAGGCAGTGGTGACGGTGAGTTGCATGATTATGCACGTTTCTTAGGGATCATGCACACTGCAGAGAACCCCGCAAAAAAGTTTACGCATACTTACCAGGGGTTATGGGGTATGACCAGGCAGGACTAGCCGACCGCCGACCACGCTGAGTGCATGACCATGCAGTGAGGTGCCCATGTCCATCACCGCCGCAGCCGCAACCGGTGACCGCCAGGCAACGCTGATCGCCATGCGCGACAAGCTCGCCGCCGACATGGATGAAGCGCCCCCGGCAGTCGTGGCGCAGATCGCCGCTCGCCTGCAGTCGGTGCTGTCTGAGCTCGACGGCCTGGCCGTCCCGGGGGAGCGAGACCTTGCCGATGAACTCAAGCAGCGACGCCTTGACCGGATCGCAGCGACCAAGTCTGCTGCATCTGCCAAGCGAAAGACGCGGGAGCGCCGGGCCTGAGGCGGTCGACTTCGCTGCCAGCGCCGGGCTCGTGCTCGACGACTGGCAGGCGTGGGTGCTCGAGATGTCGCTGGCCGAGCAGGACGACGGCCTCCACTCAGCGTTCGAGGTCGGCGTCGAAGTCGGCCGACAGAATGGCAAAGGGTCGATCATGGAAGCCCGGCAGCTTGCCGGGTTGTTCCTGCTCAGTGAGCAGCTGCAGGTGCACACGGCGCACGAGTTCCGCACCACGTTTGAGCACTTCCTGCGGATCACCCGCCTGATTGAGTCGGCGCCTGCGCTCGACAAGAAGGTCATGCGCATCCGGCGTGGCGCCGGTGAGCAGGCCGTCGAACTCAAGTCCGGCGAGCGTCTCCGGTTCATTGCCCGATCGAGTGGCGGCGGCCGAGGTTTCAGCGGCGACACCGTCTACCTCGACGAAGCGTTCGCAGTGACTGAGCAGATGATGGGTGCTCTCATCCCGTCGCTGTCGGCCCGGCCGAATCCGCAATATTGGCTACTGTCGTCGGCGCCGATGTCGTCGAGCAAGGTGCTTCACGCCATGCGCGCCAGGGCGGCCGCCGGTGGCAGCCCGAGGTTGTTCTACGCCGCCTGGTCGAACGAGCCGGGCACCGACCCTGACGACTGGGATGCGATCGCTCGTGCCAACCCGGCGCTCGGCGGGCGAATCTCGCCCGAGTTCATCGAAGCCGAGCGGGCGGCGATGCCGCTGCCCGAGTTCCTCCGTGAGCGTCTCGGCATCCCCGACCCGCTCCCCGAGGATTCAGCGGCGAGGGAACCGAAACTCCCCGCCGACGCCTGGGCGGCGACGGTGGTCTACTCGCCGGTGCCGATCAACCCCGGCGAGATCGTGCTGTCGTTCGACGTGTCGCCGGGTGGCGAATGGTCGAGCATCGCCATCGCCGCCGGGTCGCTCGATGCGCCCTACGTCGAGGTGATCGAGCACCAGGCCGGTACCGGGTGGCTGCCCGGCCGGCTGGTCGAACTCGTCCAGCGGTGGCAGCCGATGTCGCTGGTGTGCGATTCGGGCGGCCCGGCCGGTTCGGTTGTCGGTGCCGTGGTGCACGCCCTGCGGCTCGCCGGCGTCTCGTCTGACCTGCTTCACCAGACCACGTTTGGCGAGATGAAGCAGGCGTGCGGAGCGTTCTACGCCGACGTCGTCGAGGGTCGCCTGCGGCGGCCACCGAACCAGGGACCGCTCGACAACGCTGCTGCTGACGCCGCTGAGCGTCGGCTGGGCGAGTCGTGGGCATGGGATCGCCGCAGTGCGACGGTACCCATCTCGCCGCTGGTAGCGGTGACGTTGGCCCGCTCGCTGCTTGGCGACAAGCCCACCAAGCTGACGCACTCGGCGTCGGCGTTCGTGTCGCTCGACGACTACTAGCCCGAGGAGGTCGCGCATGTTCACTGCCATGCAACTCGTCGGTCTGGTCATGGTCGTCGTCGGCGCCTTCATCGGCGCTGGCCTACCTGGTGCCCTCGTCGGCGCTGGGATTCTGCTCACCTACTTCGGTCTGGCGGGTGAGCGCTGATGTTGTCGTCGATCTTCCGTCGCACCGAGCAGCGCGCGCAGGCGACCACTTGGGGACTCTGGCCTGGCGAGATGACTCAGGTCGTCGGCGGCGTGTCGGTCACCGAGCAGACGTCGATGCAGTTGCTCACCGTCTACGGGTCGGTGCGCCTCATCTCCGACTCCATCGCCACGCTGCCGCTCGACGTGTATCGCCGCACCGGCGACGACGCCAAGATCGAGGTCGCCAAGCCGAAGTGGTTGCAGCAGCCGACGACGAACCTCGACTTCACGTCGTGGGTGTCGCAGGTGTTGTCGTCGCTGCTGCTGCACGGCAACGCCTACGTCGTCGTCCTGCGCAACGAGGTCGGCGCCATCGTCGAACTGATCCCGCTCGACCCCTCCAAGGTGCGGGTGACCCGTGATCGTGGCCGCCTGGCCTACATGGTGAACGGCCAGCGCGTCGACGCCGAGATACTCCACCTCAAGGGGCTGATGTTGCCAGGTTCCGACGTCGGCCTGTCACCGGTGGAGTACGCCCGCCAGTCGATCGGGCTCGGCCTGGCCGCCGTCAAGTTCGGCACCGGCTACTTCGAGGGCGAGGGCAACATGCCCGGCGTCATCGAGATGCCTGGCAGTGCGCAGTCCGAGACGCTCAAGGCCATCGCCGACCAGTGGCGCCGCCGTCGCCGTGAGGGCGGCCGCGGCCTGCCCGGCGTGCTGCAAGAGGGTGCCGTGTGGAAGCCGACCGGCGTCACGAACGAGCAGGCGCAGTTCCTCGCCACGCGCAAGTTTACGTCGGCTGAGATCGCTGGCCAGATGTTCATGATCGACCCGACCGAGCTCGGCATCGGCATCGAAGGTTCGTCGCTGACCTACGCCAACCTGGAGCAGCGCAATACCCGCTTCGTCCGGGTGACGCTGTTGCCGTGGATCGTGCGCCTGGAGAAGGCGCTGTCCGACCTGCTGGCGCAGCCTCGGTACGTGAAGTTCAATCTCGGCGCCTTGCTCCGTGGTGACCTGCAGACCCGCTACGCCGCCTACGCCGTCGGCATCGGCGCCGGATTCTTGGAGCCGAACGAGGCGCGCGACTGGGAAGACCTGCCGCCAATGGACGACACGCCCGACGCCCCCGAGGTGGCCCCGATGGAGGAGAACGCTGCGCTAATGATGGCCGAGATGCGAGCAGCGATGGCCGAGCAGTCGACCCGCACGTCCGAGACGCACATCCACCTGCCGGATTCACTGCAGGTGGAGATGCGTCAGGAGCCGATCATCATCCCGGCCCCGATCGTCAACATCCCACCGGCGCAGGTCACGGTCAACGTCGAGCCGACACCAGTCACGGTGAACGTCCCTCCGGCTGACGTGACGGTCAACGTGCCAACGCAGACCCCACCGATCGTCTACGTGCAGCCGCAGGATTCCGGCGACGAGTCCATCACGTTCACGCGTGACCCGTCGGGCCGCATCGTCGGCGCCAAGAAGGTGACGAACTGATGGCCGACAACGTCGGATACACCCCAGGGTCAGGCGCAACGGTCGCCGCCGACGAGATCGGTGGCGTGCTTCACCAGCGCGTCAAGCTCGGCATCGGTGACGACGGTGTCGCCGTCGACGTGTCCGAGGCCAACCCGATGCCGATCACGCTCACGCAGGGCGAGGTCGTCGAGGCGCTCGAAGCGATGCGCATGGCAGTGCAGGCGCTCAGCCGTTCCATTGGCCAGTCGATGCCTGATGTGGCCGGTCGTCTACGTGTCGTGGTGGACGCCATCACTGGCTCTTTGACGTTGGCGACGATCACCACGGTCGGCACCGTCACGACGCTCAGCACGCTGACGAACCAGACGCAGGTCGGCGGTAACCCGGCCTTTGAGCAGATCCCGGCACTGATGCGCCTCGGCGCTGACAGCCTCCGCAGAAACGTGAGCGTGACCTGAGATGACCACGACCAACGGCAACCGCAAGATTCTTGACCTGAAGCGGTGGGAGTTCTGCACTCCTGCCCCCACGGCGACCGTGGCGGGCTCGTTCATCGCCTCGTCGCACGACTACCGCCAACAGCAGCTCTACGTCGTGTCGGCAACGGTGCAGTACCTCTACTCGGCGCAAGAAGACGCATGGGTGCAGATCCCTTCCGGCGCTCTCGCTGGCACATTCGCCGTCGGTGCGTGCGGCACGGCCACCTCGGTCGGCCCGAGCGGCACGGCGACCGCTGGCACGACCTCAACGATCACGACGAACCTGACGCTCGCTCGTGACCTGCGCGGCTACAGCATCCACATCACCGGCGGCCCGAACGCTGGCGCGACGCTGGCGATCAGCAGCAACACGGTCGGCACAAACGCCGTCATCACTGTCCCGGTACAGGCGTCGGCGTTCACCGCCTCGACCACGTACCGACTCCTGACGCCTCGCTGGTACGTGCTCAACGCCGTAACGGCGTCGGGCACCACTACGGCCAACCTGTTCAAGTTCTACGACTTCGCCCTGAACACCTGGACCGCCGCCGAGACGGGCGCCACCGACGGCGTCGCTCCGGCGGCCGTGATCGGCACCGACTCAAAGCTGATCGCTACGTCGTCGTGGCAGGGCGAGGGTTATGCCGCATTCGCCACCGGCACGGCCACGGCGGGAGCCGCGACCACGCTGACGAACTCGGCGAAGACGTGGACGACGAACCAGTGGGCGAACTCGCAGGTCCGCATCGTGTCGGGCACCGGCGCCGGGCAGATCCGCACCATCGCCAGCAACACCGGCACGGTGCTGACCACCTCGGCGGCATGGACGACGAACCCCGACGCCACCTCGGTCTACTCGATCGAGGGCAACGACGACTTCATCTACTACATGGGCTCGGCGGCGGTCACCCTGTACAGGTACTCAATCAGCGCCGGGACCTGGACGACGCTGTCGCCGACCGCTGCCCGTGCCGCTGCCCCGGCAGTCGGGATGAGTGGGCACTGGGTATGGGACGCCACTGACGCAGCGTGGATAAACGAGTCTGCCATCCTGAACGGGCGGTACATCTACAGCTTCCGTGGCGGCGCTGGTGCCGTGCTCGACCGCTACGACATCGCGCTGAACACCTGGGGCAGCGGCCTGACGTACGCCCCGGCGACCGAGGTGTTCGGTGCTGGCTCGAAGTACGTCTATCGCGACAACGCCATCTACGTGCAGAAGGATGCGACGGGCAGGTGGTTCCGCTACAACGTCGTCACCAGCGAGCAGGACGGCTGGTCGACGATGACGTACACCCAGGGCTCAGCCATCGCCGGCGACACAAGCTTCGACGTCCGCTACACCGACGGCGCCACCGAGATCGACTATGTGTACATCGTGCTGAACACGTCCACCGTCATGCTCCGGGCGATGGTGATCTGATGACCGTCGACGACCTGATCCGCCAGGCCCGTACGTGGGTCGCTCGTCAGACGGTGCTACGTGCCGAAGCGGAGCGCCTCGGCGACACGGCCGCCATCGCCGCAGCCGACGCAGAGATCGCCACCACCGAGGACACCATCGCCACGCTCGAGGCGCTCTAGCCCGAGAGGAGCGGCCGTGCTGCTCACACTGCTGCAGTCCACCGGGACCATCCCGCCAGAGCCGCCGCAAGACGATCCCGGCAGCGGCAGCAGGACGTTCGTCGGCCTGCCAGTCAAACCCCTCCGTCGCACCGTCGACGAAGAACTTGAGGCGATCCTCGCCTCGCTCCTACTGCTCACCTGAGGAGGTGCTCACATGATGATCGACGAACGCGGCACTGGCCGCCAGATCCGCCACTACGACCTGACCGACTTCGAGTTCCGCGAGGGCGGCGACAACGGCTACACCTTCGAGGGCGTGGCATCGGTCGTCGATGCGCCCTACACGGTGCACGACATGTTCGGCACGTTCACCGAGACGATCGCCGCCGGCGCCTTCACCAAGACGCTGCGCGACTCCAAGGCCGACGTGGCGCTGTTCATCAATCACGACCACAAGGGCATCCCGCTCGCCACCCGTTCGGCTGGCACGCTGCGCCTGGTCGCCGATCCGGACCTGCGTGTCTCGGCCGAGCTCGACCCGGCCCGCAGCGACGTGCAGAACCTGCGCAGCGCCGTCACCCGTGGCGAGATGCGCCAGATGTCGATCGGCTTCACCGTGCCCAAGGCGCGAGACAAGTGGAACGACGACATGACCGAGCGCACCATCAAGGAACTGCAGCTGTTCGAGGCGTCGGTGGTGTGGCAGGGTGCCAACCCGTACACGTCGGGGTCGATGCGTTCCTTCGACGAGATGCTGGCATCGCTCACCGATGCCGAGATGACCGACGACGAGGTGCGTCGCGCGCTGGCCTTCTTCGAGGCCCGCCTGCCGCAGCCACCCGTCGACACCTTCGCCGACCGTGACCGGATGGACCGGGAACGGCTCGAGCGCAAGCGTCTGTTGCGCCCTGCGCTGACCTGACGCTGCACCTGCGACCCGCTCCCCACGCCGCACGCCGCCGCAAGGCACCTGCACCTGACGAGACCCGTCGCGACACCCAACCCCCTGTTGGACGGCCCACCCCGGGCACGTCGCACACTCTCCCGAAAGGACACCACCCACGATGGACATTCGTGCACACGTCGAGAAGCTGAACGAGAAGCGCCTGCGGGCGTGGGACGCTCAGAAGGCTGAACTCGACAACACCGCAGGCCGTGAGCGCACGGCCGAAGAGCAGGCCCGCATCGAGCGGATGGACGCCGAAATCGACGAGCTCGACGCCGAGATCCGTGAGTACGTGATGCGCGAGCGTCGCGAGAGCGAGGCCGCCCAGTTGCGCGAGGCTCAGGCCCGCGTGTTCAGCAGCGACCCCGGCGTCGCCACCCCGCAGCAGGCCGTGAACGAGCTGCGCTCGTTCCTCGACGCCTGCATGCGTGGCGAGAAGGTCTCCTTCGAGGTCGACATCCGCTCGGCCGCCAAGGAGCGCGAGCTGCTCCGCCAGGGCGCCACGGCGTACGAGTTGCGTGACCTCGCATGGGACACCGGCTCGTCCGGTTCGCTCGTGCCGACCACGCTGGCCCGCACCCTGTACGAGTACATGGAGGCGTCGAACGGCATCTTCCGTGCGCCGACCACCAAGCTCAACACCACCTCGGGTGAGCCGCTCGACCTGCCCCGTGTGAGCGCTCACACGATCGGCACGCTCGTCGTCGCTCAGGGCACCGCCATCGGCGGCACCGATCCGACCTTCGCCCGCACCCGCCTCGACGCCTTCAAGTACGGCGCCCTGGTGGTCGTGGCATCCGAGGTCGTCACCGACGCCGGCATCGACATCGAGGGCTTCCTCGGCCGCAACATCGGCCGTGCGCTCGGCCGCGTCATCGCCACCGACCTCGTTGCTGGCTCTGGCTCGGGGCGCCCCAACGGCATCATGACCGCCATCGTCGGTGCAGGCACCATCGCCACCGGTGGCTCGCTCATCACGCCGACGGTGGAGAAGCTCATCGACCTGCAGTACAGCGTCAATGACGAGTACCGCAACTCGCCCGACGCCGCCTGGCTGATGAACGACTCCACGGCTGGCACGCTGCGCAAGCTGCGTGACGGTGCGGGCGGCACCATCGGTGCGTTCCTGTGGCAGCCGTCGCTCACCCAGGGCATCATCAACGGCCAGCCCGACCGTCTGCTCGACAAGCCGGTCTTCACCGACCCGAACGTCGCCGCTGCCGGCTCGAACAACAAGACGGTCGCCTTCGGTGACATGTCGGCCTACTACGTCCGCACCGTGGGCAACCCGGTCATCGAGCGTGACGACAGCCGGTACTTCGACACCGACGAGATCGGCTTCCGTGGCAAGTGGCGAGTGGACGGCGACCTGCTCGACACCACCGCCGTGAACGTCATGAAGCAGAGCGTCTGACCTTCCAACGCCCCCAGCGTTGACGATCTCCCGGGCAGGAGAAGCGCCAGGTGCCGCGGCGCCCCGCTCTCCTGCCCGGGGGCCATACCCCATCCCCACCCCCTGCCCGGAGGAACCATGCCCATTCACCGCATCCCTCGCGCCACCATGCACGAGGATCTGCACGCCGTCGAACGAGATGGCGAGCAGGTCGTCTCCGTCGCCGCTGACGGTCCCGAGTTCGTGCTCGTCGGCACCATCACCGTCGGCCAGCGCATCGAGTACCGCACGCACGCTGCCCGGGTGGGTGCCGCATGAAGTTCCTGATCCACGCCAACTCGCCCGACTCGCCCACCGGCTACGGCGTGCAGTGCCGACACCTCGTCACCCGTCTCAAGCGAGACGGCCACGACGTC